TGGCTTTTATAGACACGAATCTTTGTGCCGTCCATTTTGGCATTATCAACAGCTTGCAAAATCCAGTTTGCAGCTTTGAGGCCCTCTTCACAGGTAAAGTCAAGAACTATATTTTGATCTGGGGCGTTTTCTTTGGTGCTGTTGTTGCGAGTGAATCTTACTTTTGCGAAGAAAGCAGGGGTGTTGGCCATAATTAAAAAGGATTAATAGGGGTGATTGTGTTTGCCTCTTCCCATTCGAGGACTTTATGAAGCTGGTATCTGATGCGAGCAGTTCCGTAGGGAACTAAGGGTAACTCATAAAACTCAGGGCCATAGCCTCTGGATCTCCAGCGTTTGATGGTAATGGGACTAAGCCCATACCTTTCTGCTAACTGCTCTGTAGTTAGAAATTGTGTTTCGGTGACTGTCATGCGGTTAGTTCAGCTTTTTTTTCTTTAAGAATAGAACTCAAGTGGGTGTATTCCTCTTGGGTGATCTTCCCTTGAGTATAACGCACCTCTAAATTTGATTCATGTG